TATTGCTACTTCTAAATAATTATTCGTCTGGAGTCCAGTTTCTAAACGTTGTAAATAAATTTGCATACTCTAACAAATCAGTTCTTAAAACTCTTAAATGTCGCATTTCAATAGGTTCATTTATGCCTGCTTCTACAATTAAAGGATGATAATAATTTAAAATTTTATCTACTTTATTTCTATCTTTAATAATATCTTGTATTACTCTATGATAAAAATTTGGCTCTGTAATTAATTCTGTAAGCCAATGATGATGTTCATTATGCGAGTTATATGAATATGCCATTTCTCTTACTTCGTAAGTTATTGCTCTTACTGGATTAATATTATATCTATACTTATTCATGACAGCAGGATACCACCACTTGTCATTACGAGTGTGCTGATTTTCTAAAAATGCTGTATACTCACTTCTTAAACTTTTAACTAATCCTTCTTCACTAGCATTTAAGTCAACCTTATACTGTTTAATAAGTTTGTCTGCTATTCTTTTGTGTCTTTTGGATAAAGACTCGTATAATTCTAATACCTGTGGAATTGTAAACGTTCCATCGAAAAAAGAATTGGGAATAGCCTTATGACGTTGAAATTTATTAAGTTCTGTAGTTAGTCGTACGGCATCAAAATTTATAATATCTTTTGACATACACTTACTTATCTAGAATGTATAGACAATATAGTGGACAGTTTACTGGTCCCTTTATTCCTTCCTAGTGTAACTCGTGCGCCATCATGTAATGGTTTGGGCCATTGTCCTATATTGACCCAAGCATATCCGGCACTTTCGTCGTTTAATGTTGGTATAAATTCTTCCTCTACTACAGCAACAAAACTGTAATACATAAAGTTTTTATTTTTACTTTGATATACATCTATTGGATTTAATTTTTGCAGTTCTGGAACGAACCCTATTTCTTCGCCAAGTTCTCTTTTTATACATTCGTAAGGAGTTTCTCCGTCGTCAACCATACCTCCCCAAAAACCCCAAGTGTTTTTTTGTCTTTTATCTGCATTTCTTAATTGAAATAAACACCGACCTGTGTGTTTACATAAGAAGATAACACCTGCACCAGCAACGCCTTTGTGTTTGTTTACATTAGTTAAAGGATTTAATTTTTCAATTATACTTATATGTTCAGTTTCCAATAACCCGGGTTGTACGTTCCCTCGTGTGTGCTTGACCATGTTTCGCCGTTCCATTTGTATTGTTTGTTTGTGTAAGTGTTTGTAACATACTTGTTTATACTTATAGTACTAGCATCAAAAACCACGGACCATTTAGAACCATCATATTGAATAATATCATTTATATCTGCAGTTATCCCCCAAACATCACCGACAATTTCGTTAGTTAGTAAGTAACGTTGTCCAGATGCAACAGCATCTAATGTACCATCGCCTGGGTGGTTATTTAATGGATCAACTATCCTAGTTACATTTGTTTCTGTGTTAGCAGGTAATGTATCAGCGTCAACAGTAAATATTAATTTACCAGAATCAATAACATTTCTAGTTACTGTACCTGTTATTAGTGATGTGCTTTCTATTTCATTTGTAATGTTAAGTTGTAAAGTACTTCCAGTTGTTAATGGTATATCTGCAATACTAACACCAGAACCACTTACAGTACCTGATGCACTTTGTGGTGATAATACTTCAAGCAAGTCATTCCAATTTGCTTTTACTGTGGTTCCATCGTCATAAGTACTACCGTCTTCTGTTGGAGCACTTTTATATAAAATTGCTTCAGTGCCACTTACATCAACCCAATAGTTGTTAGGTGTTATGGAATTAATTTCCATATCACCGTCAATAGTTCTAAAGAAGTCATATATGTCATCATCGTATCCTAAATCTTCTAAACTATTTGTGTTGTAAACATTGGTAGTAATTGTATTAATAATTTTTTGTCTTTTGACCTGTGCTGGCGGACTTAACCATATTGGCAAAGTAAATGTTAGGGTGGCAACGTCAATGGTTTCATCAACTCCAGCAGGAATACTTCTATTACTCCATTGAATATCAGTTAGTTCAACTTCAAAGATTTGTGTCCAATCTAACGGATTACTGTTTTGTTGTAACTGTAAACTAGGATTAAAAAGTATTAGTATTTGTTCTAGCAGTTGCATTTTTTGGTCTGTGTTTGCTGTCCAGCAATCTACATTTAATGTTAAGTTATAAGGAACAGGCATAATTTTCTTAGTTGAATATAAATTTCCTTGCCCGGATTTATAAGAAGCAGTACCTGTGTCATACTCTCTTTCTGCAATTTGGTCCGTTGCTACTAACATAGGATCTTGTGTTCTATCTCTAGCAATTAATAAACTTTGAATACTTACAGCCATAAATGGTGTGCTATTAACCATATTCTCACTACCTTGTTTGATTATATGTGCTACCATTCTTTGCATATCTGCATATCTTACTGGTGTTTTATTAAAATAAGTAACACCATTTCTTTTACCTTCACTGACTTTAAATTCGCTGAATATTCTCATAAACTGGAGAAGATATCTTCTCAGTTGAGCGTCATAAAAGTAATCCATATTTGCCATATTAATCTGCCTTTGGTTTTATAATTTTACTAAGAGATGTTTTTTCTGTACCTGTAGTACCATCTGTATTAGTTCTTGATGCATCATTATTAACAAATGATGTAAGCAATTTGTTTGCCGCGGACCAGGCTTCTTTTTTATCATCACTAACTTTATGCCAAACTGATAAGTTTTTAACAAATAATCTATTCGGATTAAAGTCTGTTCTCAAGAAATAATCTCCGTTAACACAATCAATTGGGAAACTTGTTCCACTACCAACAATAGTAGCACCGTTTGGCGGTGTACCATCTGCAGGAAAATAAACTCCAGGCTTATCAGGTGCATTTACATCAACGTATAAATGACCACCTTTAGCATAGCCACTGTCATATGGCATATCTGATGCCGCCATTTCCATTACTTTATCTGATATTGCTATCTCAGTACTGTATGTACTTAGAATGTTTCTTAGGTCATCTGCTTGTTCTCCAGTTCCAAGAATATCTCTGTATTCTGGACTGTCTGTAATATTAGTTAGTTTAACTTTCCATAAATGGGGCCACCATCTAGCATCATATCCTTCTGCCGGACGTCCAGCATCACTAACTACAAAAAATCTGTTTACTGCTTCACCACCACCAAGTAATAAATCGTCTCTTAAATGCGGAAGTTCTAAAACATCACCTGCCATTAACCTTCTACCTAGCAAACTTGCTAGAGTGTTCATATGGAACGTCATTTGTAAGTCGTTATTGTTTACAAACATACCAAATTGTGTTAAATCGAAATCTGGTTCACTTACATTATAAGTACCTCTCAGTTCATAAATGTCTGTATCGTACTTTCTATCTCTATTTTCTAAAAACAAAACATCTTGTATATATAAATCACCAGTACCAATACTAGTATTTGCAGAGTCGTCAGTATATGTGCCTATGTATTTGTGTACATAAACCCCTGTTCCACCCGCATTGATGTTTTCGGCTATAATTTTATCTTGAAAATCATAGTCGTTGGTTTTGTTCTTGTTCCATAAACTTAGTCTTGGCATAATGTACTATTTATCACTTTACAAACTTCTTGACAAATAGTATGATACATATTATAATTAATGTACTGGAGAGTTGGCTGAGTGGCTTAAAGCACTTCCCTGCTAAGGAAGAGTACGGGTAACTGTACCGAGAGTTCGAATCTCTCACTCTCCGCCAGTAATTAAAACTAGTTTTAAAAAATAGTGGTAAATATGTTCTACCTAGTAATAAAGAATTATTAGGCAAACGTGGAAACACAGAGAGAATTACAAAATGGTAAAAGCAAAAGCAAAAGCAAAAGTATCTAAAAAAGCAACTAAGAATGACTGGTGGTTTCAAGATGTTGGCGACAACGTAATGAGAAACGCAGAAGAGATTAGTGCAAACATTAGGAAAAATGCAGAGCAAATTAGTGCTAATATTCAAGCAAATTCACAAAGAGTTGGCGACAATATGAAAGCATACCTAAATAGAAATTTAAGTAAGTAGCACAAAAACCGGCAGGGGCGGTAGCTCAGTTGGGAGAGCGACTGGTTTGCAACCAGTAGGTCGGAGGTTCGATCCCTCTTCGCTCCACCACTTTATTATGAAAGACAACAATTTAGAAGATTTAATAACCGAAGCAATTTTAGATTTGCTATTAACTGCTAAAGAAAACGGTTTAAATACTCTAAGTTTTGAAGAAATTTGTAGTATGTTAGGTGTAGACGATGTTTCTTTAATGACAAAGTTTGAACGAGGCATAGAATTTGAGATTAATGACAAATTTTTGGATAAATTAAACGATCCAGAAGTTAGAAAAGCGATGATAGAATCGATAAAGGCAACAAAACATTGAACAAAGAAACTGTTACATGGGTCCATCATTGGACAGACAAAACATTTAGTTTTAAAACAACACGAAGCCAAACATTCCGTTTTGTAAACGGAGAATTTGCTATGATTGGATTAACATCTGAAGAAGAGGGTGCTAGACCAATACTCAGAGCATATAGTATTGCAAGTGCTAATTACGAAGACCACTTAGAGTTCCTTAGTATTAAGGTACCTGACGGACCTCTTACAAGCCGTCTACAGCATTTAAAAGTTGGAGATGAAGTAATATGTATGCCTAAAACAACGGGCACTTTAACGATTGATAACTTAACTGTAGCAGATAATCTGTATTTGCTGTCAACAGGCACAGGCATCGCACCGTTTATGAGTATAATTAGAGATCCTGCTACATATGATAAATTTAAAAATGTTATATTAGTACATACCACTAGAACACACTCAGAACACACATATACAGACACTATAAACGAAATAACAGAAAACTTTCCTTTAAAATATTATGATACTTGCACACAAGAAACATATGATAGGGAAGGAAGATTTTGGGACCACATAAATAATTTCACAGAAAACGGTTTTAACAAAGATACAGATAGAATTATGGTATGCGGTGGCCCGGATATGAATTATCAATGCAGAGATTTTTTTGAAGAAAATGGTTTTGCAGAAGGCAATTTAGGAGAAGCCGGAGACTTTGTTCTTGAACGTGCATTTGTAGACTAATTTAGTTATAAATACTAGTCATGCAGAACGATGTAAATAAAAAAAACTTTGATTTTGAATTGTATAAACAATTCCATAAGCAAGAAGAGTTAGTAAATCCTTTTAAAAATATTTCGGTTGAAAAAACACCTGTACAATTCTTATTATTTACAGATTCACCAGGCTGGGGCAACCAACATCCTTTATCAAGCACACAAGAAAACCATCAAGATGAACGTGGTATAAAACTCCATAACATATCTACTAATCCTAGTCGAGTTTTATCAGCAGATAAGTGGAAAGACGGAAGATATAATCACTTAAACTTTAATACTAGTAGAGCAATGGGAGCCTATAAACTTGCCCACGAAGTTAGGGAACACGGTTTTACATGCCAAGTTATAGATAACATGATGCATTTAGATATTGAAACAACTAAACGTATTATAGATAAGTTTGTAGGAAAAGAAACATTGTTGTTGGGTGTTAGCAGTACATTTAGAAGTTTCCAATTATTACCAATGCGTTCATCCATAAGTAATTTTGATCCTTTTGAAGGATTTACAGATGAAGAAAAAAATTACCATATGGAACAAATGTTTGTGAGGGGAGATAACAACACAAGATTACATTTCTTTTCTACAGGACACAAAGGTGACCAAATATTAGGAAAATATATTCATAACATAAACCCAGATGTAAAGTATATTGTAGGCGGAGCACATATAACATCTCAATTTCCTAAAACAGAAACAAATTTAATGGATTATATAAATCTAGGATTTGGAGATGTAACATTGCCTCAAATTTTGCAACATTTAAAAGAAGGCGGAGATCCTAATCACCTGCCTACAAATAAAACAGGATTAAAAGTTACCCAAGACGGTGTTAGCGAATTAGATATAAAACATTCTACTATGAACTGGAGACCAGAAGACTTAGTACAAGAAGGAGAGATATTACCGTTAGAAGTAGCAAGAGGTTGTATATTTAAATGTAATTTCTGTTCTTTTCCTTTAAATGGTAAAGGCAAAGGCGAAGCAATAAGAGACTTTAGTTATATTCGAGATGAACTTATTGAAAATTATGAACTTTATGGTATAGAAGATTATTGGTTAACAGACGATACATTTAATGATGACCATCAAAAGATGGTTGACTGGTATGAAATGTCTCAGAGTTTACCGTTCAAATTAAAATGGAGTTCGTATATTAGATTAGATTTAGTATATCTTAATAGAAAACATGAAGTACCACAAGCAAAATTAATTGCAGATAGCGGTGCAAGGTTAATGAATTTGGGTATTGAAACAACTGATCCTGAATGTGCAAAAGATATAGGTAAGGGTTTAAATCCAAACATACAGTTTGATTATTTGAGAGAACTAAGTGAAACACATTGGAAGGATATGACCTTTATGAGTGGCATGATTGCTGGATTACCTAGTGACGATAAGAACACTATTAAAAAGATGGGTGCATTTTTATTATCAAAAGAAAATCCGTTACATACTATAAATTTAAATCCTTTATACATTAGACGTATAGATGACCATTCACACTATTATACTGACCTAAGCGAAAGTGAGTTTAGTAAAAATTGGAAAGAACATGGTTACATAGAAACAAGAACGGATATGAGAGGGAAACCTATCCCGGACATAGACACTGATATGTATAAAACAAATATTTCTTGGCAAAATAGAAATGGGTTAACATTCTATGATACAATTAAATTTACAATGAGCTGGAATGCCAGATTAGCCACGTCAGGCAAACATGCATCTAGTCCGTTATTTAAAGCACATGGATTGCCTTATAAAGACGAACGTCTAGCACTAGACGGTAATTTATATAATGACCTAGATAATTTTAATTTTAATTATCATGAGTATTGTAAAGTTAATGATTATTTTTATAATCTTTTTACCACAAGTTGCAAACACTACTCCAAGTAAAGTATAATTACTTACTATGGAACTACCACATAGACACCCCATAGCACTAATAGACAGTCATGAAATTATAGATGATAAAAATATTGTTGCTACATATGAAGTCCAAGCAGACCATCCTGTCCTAGAAGGACACTTCCCCCACGTTAAAATCTGGCCCGGAGTCTATTTAATAGAGGGCATGAATCAGTGTGCTGGCATACATGCATTACATCTAGCAGAACAAGATGTTGGCATTGTAGAGCATAGCGAATATGTTACTTTTGTAACAAGGGTAGACAACTGCAAATTTAGAACTCCAGTATTTCCTGGAAATGTTTTAACACTCAAAGCAACGTTAAAGACGAGAAAAATGAACAATATATTTTATGATTGTGAAGTATTTTGTAATGAAAAACGTGTTGCATCAGCAAATATTGGTTTAACTGCTAAAAAACTTTAGTTTTTTGCATTTTGAATCAAAAAATACCTATTGACATTACTTTTTTTTGAAGTTATACTAACTACCAATTAACATGGAGATGAATAATGACTTTTGAAATCGGCTTAATATTCCTTGTTTTTGTTATATGTAACACAGTTTTTAGTTACAGGGCAGGAATGAAAGAAGGACAATTTTTAGGTATAGTTGGATTAGTATCAATGC